GATATTTTTCAACTTAATAGCGTGCTCTTTCTTTTTTATAAAATCCAATGTTTCTGCTTCCATGTATAGTATATGTTTTTATTTTGAACAAATTTAGTAAAAGTTTTGCAATTAACAAATGTTTGATTAGATTTGTGAAGAAATTAAAAGTAAAAATTATGGAAAAGGGTATTTACAAATTGAATGTATATTGTGGTCGTTCAGGTTCTTTAGAAGGATTGTTTGTAGCTGAAAAATCTCATGTTAAAGAGTTGATTGATTCTGAGATTAAGGTTTTTTTCGGAGAGGTTTTAGGAAAACATTCTGAAGTATTTGGCTCAATCGAACAAAAAGACATATCACTCATTTCTGATTCTATTGATGCAATAAAAGTAATTGAGGATTTAAAGCTAGAGTCTGGATATAATCCTTTTTATTATACAGCTATTCATTGCGAAGATTCTCAAGATGATGAAACTGTGGGAGAAATTATTTCAAGACGACTTTTGAAAGTTTAATTTCACCGCCTATGCAATTACATATTGCATAGGCTAATTTGGGGTAGTAGCTCAGTGGTTAGAGCCTTCCGTGACAATTTCGTGAGTATATCTCCGAATGAAATAGTCCAGTATGAGGTCGTTGGTTCGAATCCAACCTGCTCCACAACCCATACAGACGAAGAAGTGAAGCCCCGTAAGGCTTCGGGTGTGCATTCCTAAAATGTACTCGAATATTTTGAGCAGATACGGAATATTTTAAAGGTGATTAGCTAGATGTAAGTTATCTGTTAGCAAAGATGGTCTAGTTATGCAGGAATAGAGGCCTGTAGAAAGCTAGTCTAGTGCTAGCTTTCTTTTACTTAACGTATCGGGTATTGGCGAAGTTGCCGAACCAAAATCTAAATTGAAAAACAAAAGTTGAAATTATGGACGAAAGTTTAATTGAAAAACAGAACGGCAATTTTGCCAATACCGTGTTACCAGCAGTGCCTTCTTCGGAGGTTTATTTAGAAGATTGTGTAAAGGCATTAAAACGCTATGCAGATAACCATTTTGATTTGGCAATAGTTGACCCGCCTTATGGGATTGGAGCAGATAAAGCCCAAAACAATGCAGCCCTATCAAGAATAAAAGCAGAAGGTAAAAGCAAGGCTGGTAGAGGTTGGAAATTATACCACGAAACTGATTGGGATAACGAAACACCTACTGCTGAATATTGGGCTGAATTGTTTAGAGTATCTAAAAATCAAATTGTGTGGGGAGGAAATTACTTTACTGAATATCTACCGCCATCAATGGGCTGGATTTTATGGGATAAAGGGCAAAGGGATTTTAGTTTGGCAGATGGCGAATTGGCTTGGACTTCTTTTAATAAGGCTTTGAGAATATTTGAAATGAGCAGAGGAAAAGCATTAGCAAAGAACAATGAGCAAGGCGGTAGATTTCATCCAACACAGAAGCCCGAAATGCTTTACGATTGGATTTTAAAGAACTATGCCAAAGAGGGAAATTTGATTTTAGATACTCATTTAGGAAGTGGAAGCAGTAGGATAGCAGCGTATAAAGGCGGGTTCAACTTTGTCGGATTTGAAATAGACCAAGAATATTATGATAAACAAGAAAAGCGTTTTAATGACTTTAAATCACAACTTCGGTTGTTTTAGCAGTGTCGGTTCTGGCATTGCTGGTAACGTATGGTGCTTTGCGAAGGCGGGGCTTAGAAGAACAAATGTTGAATTAACCACAAAAGATAATTAGATGCAGAAAGTTGAAAATATAGACGAAACCCCCGCTTTTGCAAAGCACGTGTTACCAGCAGTGCCTTCTTCGGAGGTTTATTTGGAAGATTGTGTAACGGCATTAAAACGCTATGCAGATAACCATTTTGATTTGGCAATAGTTGACCCGCCTTATGGGATTGGGATTGATGGGCAAAAGCAAAGTATTAATCTAAATAACCCGAAAGCAAATAGAAAGGCACATAGTTTTAAAGGATGGGATAATGAAATACCGAAAGCTGAATACTTTGCTGAATTGGAAAGGGTATCTAAAAATCAAATCATTTGGGGTGCAAATTATTTTGTAGAACATTTAACGAAAGGCACAAAAGGGTGGATTGTATGGTATAAAGGACAGGAAGGATTAACAATGAGTGATGCAGAATTAGCATACAGTAGCTTTGATTGTGCCACAAGAGTAGTAAAGATTAACAGAGTTGAATTACTAAAAGATGGAACAATACATCCTACGCAAAAACCGATTAAACTTTACGATTGGGTTCTACAAAATTATGCCAAAGAAGGCGATTTGATTTTAGATACTCATTTAGGAAGTGGAAGCAGTAGGATTGCAGCGTATAAAGGCGGGTTCAACTTTGTTGGTTTCGAGATTGATTCGGAATATTATGAGAAACAAGAAAAGCGTTTTAATGACTTTAAATCACAATTACGGTTGTTTTAGCGGTGTCGGTGGCATTGCTGGTAACATTAAACTCTACTCAATAGAACAAATAAAAAGTGCTATCATAAAAGAAAACGATAATTGCGGGCAACCTTTAACAGACAAATCAATTAAAGCAATCATTAACAACTTAACTAAATAAACATGAAACAATCATTAACCCCAGCTAAACTAATTAGCCTAATAACTAAAGAAGTGTATAAAAGATTAGAATCAAATTACGATTTTGAAGTAATTGAAGGTAGCGCACTATCTCATGTTAATAAAAAATATTCATATGCTACTGTTATTAACTGCTATGTTATTGAAAAATTAGTTAACTATGAAGGTTTTGAATCAGAACTAACTAATGTAATAGATTTGTCAAGAAGTGGATTTATGGCTAATGTAAAAAAAGCACGTAAATTTATTGATGAAGATATTGTTAAGAAGATTATAGTTAGTAATATCATTAATAACATCGTAAATACAGCAGCAGTAAACGATAAGTATTCACCATTTTTAAAGCAAGTAAACTAATGCCACCACTAAACACCAAACCAAGCTACGAAAAGCTAACAGAACTCTACCACAAAGCCCTAAACGATAACAGGCTAATGAAAGCTAAACACTCTAAAGAAATAGCTGGATATAAGGCGAGGAATAGTAAGTTAGAGAATGAGATTAATAGATTGAATCGGGATGTTTTAGCATTGGATAAAGAAAGATGCGATTTGATAATTGAGAAAGTGAAAAAAGGATATTAATTACACGCTGTAATGAAAGTGGGGAGTTCGTAACACTGAGTAAGAAAGGTTAACATTAATTTGTTAGCCTTTTTTATTTCAGTATAGCAATAACACCCAATCCAATTAACCCACCAGTTAACCAACGTTTATGCCTCTTATGTTTCTTAACCTCTTTATTTAGCTTTACGATTGTATTAGAATCTATTACGGCTACTTTCTTATAGTTCTCTATTATTCCACTATCCAACTTAATAACATTCTTTAAATCGACTATTTCAGAGGAATCAACTAATATTATAGAATCGCAAAGTTTAATTATTGGTGCGCAAACTTGCTTAAAAATCGTGTCGTGTTTTAAAGTAGTATAACGCTTGATAATTGATATGCGTATAGTATCTTTTTTTTTTACCGCAATTAGTAAAGAATCTTTAACCCTCGATTGACTTGCAATAACTTGTTTTAGCGAATCAGTATCGTTATAGGTTACTATTTCGGGCTTGTTATTGCATTTGTCGAATATCAACAAACAAACTACTAAAATAGCAACCGACAAAACTACCATTTGTTTACTCAGTTTTAGTGCCTTCATTTTGGATTACCACTTTAGAGGGTGAAAAAAAGTTCTTTATCAAATAAGCAACAGCCCCGCCAACAGCAGCCATTCCGATTGATTTCCATGAAGGCATTACACCACTATCTAACTCAGCTTGAATGATTACAAGTACTGGAGTAATTACAGCTATTAATAAAGCCTTACCTAGATCAAGCCAATTAATTCTAAACTTTTTTGAGGTTGTTATTTGTTTCATGGTTTTAATGATTTTAGCATTGTTATTAATTCAGTTTGTGGACTCATATCGTTTTTATCTGACCTATAAGAAACGTGCGTATAAAGTCCATTCTTACCACTTAAGGCATCTTGAGATATATC